ATAACAATTTTCATAAGCATTCTTAGCACAACACGCCGCTATATCAATTCTTATCAAATATTTAATAGTGCTATCTAATAACTCATTATTCTTATTTATAAAATTATTAATAAACTTTGTGTAATTTGATGAAACTAATTGTGATATTTTATCATTATATGCTATAATATCATTTGATGCCTTTGTAATCGCGTTATTTGTTATTTTATAATTCTGGGATGCAGCCATTGATTTTATGTTAAAACTGTTCATTAGTTTCTTATTCTTTTTATTAGCAGTATCATATCTTTTTTTTGTTATCATAATGTAATATCCTTCACGATCGTTATTTTCAATTTTACATTGTGTCGTATCATTTGTTCCCAATCCAATAATTTCATTTGATATATTTTCAATTATTTTATATGATTCGTGGGATTTATTAACATAATCATCAATTTCTGGATAAATACCTTTTTTAAAAAAATTACCCATATTGCTTTTATCTGTTAAATTATATTTTGATGCTTTATCTAAATCAATAATATCTTCATAAGATTTCACAATTGATTCCATATCATCCAATGTAATATTCGCGTCATTTATTTTCAATTCCTTGTAAATTTTTAGTGATGATTCCAATGATTCATTAAATACTATCCATTCAAGTGGTGCCATTTTATTTAATACCATCTTTCTTTTAATACGTTCCAAATCAATAATATTTGATAAATATTTACGAATATTATTATATTTCTTATTGTTTAGTAGAAAATCTATATCATCATAAGATTTGTTTATATTTTTAATGTCTGTCATCGGAAGTAATAATTTATCTTTAAATGTTCTCGCTCCAAATGCCGTTATACATTTATTCAATATATCTATTAGTGGCTTATCATGTTGATATAATCTAAGAATATTTAATTGAACAGCTGAATTGTATTCTATTGTCATATTTTTACTATTTTCAAATATTTCAGGTTCTTGTAATTCTTTGATAATATCACAGTTGTGCTCATATGCGAATTGTAATAGACAACAAAATGCTAATCTTGCAATTGTAAATCTTTCCAAGTTTAACAACTCTATTATAGATATTAAACCTTTCTTAACAAAAAAGGCTTTTCCTAAGATTTCTTTTTGATTTATTATATTATTGAAAAAATTAATGTATTCACAATTTTCCCATTTATAATGGACAAGAATCTTATTTATATTTAGCTTTTTTAAAATTGTCTTCTTTTCATCTTCTTTTAATGGTGAGCTCAAAATAACTAACTCAATCGGATTATATGTGCTTATAAATCTAAATATTTCGTCATACGCAAATTCCGGATCTTGCTTTGTCGATCCAACTTCATAAACAAATGTTTTACCCGTTGACAAATCAATACCTGATATACCCGCGATTACAAAGCCATTAATAATCTCATAAAATATGACCATCATATAATTACTTTGTTTATTGGATATATTGATGTTTGCCCCCGGTGATAATATCTCTGTTACAGAACGTTTTGGATTCGGTGGTTCAGTTACTTGCTCTATCAACACAATTGTATAATTGTTATTTAATAAAATTTGTGTAAATTTTGAAATTGAATGTAAAGGAAATCCTGCCATTATGGGATTTGAACGCGATACTTCTCGTATTGTCTTATTTTTTCGCGATGTTTGAATTCCACATAAATCTGCTATTATGAATACTTCATTATCTATTATGTTATCTGTTATTGTATATATTTCAAAAAACGACCCTACTTGCATCAAAATAACACAATTTTCACCATATTTTTCCTTGTATTTTTTTGAATAATCAAGATAGTCATCTATTATCATTATCTACTTCATAATATATATATACATAATTCTTAAATAACATTATATAAGAACAATATATATATATTATTAAAATGACAAAAAGGTTATCTTTTGAGCAAGTATTGAAAGAACTCGAAAAAATAAATCTAGATGATTACAATTTGCCCGATTCAGTTAAATTGGAATTTTATAAATACTATAAACAAGCAACCGTAGGTGATTGCGATAAGGACAGACCATGGTCAGTTTATATGAAAGAATGTTCTAAATGGGATGCATGGAATAGTATTAAAGGGATGAGCAAAGAAGATTCGGATAATAATTACGTTGATTGTTATTACAGTTATATTTTACAAGAGGGTTCTTGCAAGTAGCTTAATTGGTTGCTTTTTTAATATCATATTGTTCAACTAGGTTAATATGATTATCGATAATGTTTATATAATATTCGTTTCTCATTTTTTTAAAATATATCATTATAATACTTGATATAAATGGGTTAAAATCCAAATGGGGACTTGTTATAATGCCAATTTGGTCATATGTTAATTTATACATTGTATATACTATGAATATTGTCACTGGTACTGAAACCATAATGTAAGATGCCATAATAAATATTAATTGAATAAAAAGCATTACCAATTGAACAATTAAAATATATACAAACTCTATTATCATAAATGCCAAATCTTTTACGAATCCTAAACCGGGTATAGCTGAAATAACAAGAAATAATATAAACATACTAAATATAATAAAGAGTATATAGGGTATTTTAAGACCAAATGTATATATTGGGTTAATTATTATAGCCCCTAATATCCAAATTATCCCATTTGCCGTATAATACATTAGATTCATTAGCATATTAACGATATATAAATATATATAATTAACACCTGTTAAGAATCTCCCTAACAATAAAGTTCTATCTAATATGAAGTAACCTAAAAATATAATCATTAATAATAATAATAAAAATGGTCCCAAAATTGATATATTTTTAAAATATTTAAATACATAACTATATTCTTCAAATACTGTTATTTCTTCTTTATTTATATTGAATGTATTTGTGGTTTTAGATTCATTGGTCTCTGTGGCACTTTGCTCATCTTCTGATATTGGTTCGTATTTACCAGTTTTATTACCATCCGCTTCTTTTACTTGTAGCTTTTTATAATCTCTTATTATTGTAAAATTTTGCAATCTTTCTCTTAGTAAATACTTATCGCTAAAACACAAATTACAACAATAAATAAGCAAGAATCTAATATATTTTTCCACCACCGCCTCGATGCCCACTCCACTGAATGCTACACCGTCAGCTTTTTTAATATCTACACCATACTTAGCATCAGAAGCATTATTCTTTTTAAAGTGTTGTGCTAATTCGTAAGCAAATCTAGCACCTTGGTAATTGCCAAAACCGGGAGTGTCCGTTGATTTTATTTTTTTTAAATATTCTATATAATATTTGTCACGAGAATCAAATAAATCATAAAAACGGTTAACATCATTAACTATTTTGTTTCTTATTGATATATCATTACGTTCTTCGTTAGATACTATATCACTAATATATTTTACTATTAACTCATATGCTGTTGTTAAGCTTGCATCTATATCGGCGTATACTGCTGTTTTCTGCTCAGTAGTGATGAGGTCTACTGTCTGCCCTGCTGTCATGATGTCTAAAGGTTTATAGTAATAAACGTCTTCACCTTCTCCTATCGCGATATAGTTGTCAGTGTCAAGGTTTGTGATACCATAGCTAATCAATTCATCATGTGTGATTTCAATTATATTTTTTTTTTCGCCGCTATTCAGAGCACTACTTAGAACAGCATTTTGCAATTCTGTGCCGGTGGATGGCCTTGTTTGACCAATATTTTCCCATTTAAAATTATTTATTACTTTCCGTTCAATATATTTTTTAATATTATCAGGAAGTACAAAATGTTTTTGTGTTAAATTGTATTCATAGCTTCCTCCCAATCCATTATTTTTATAGAGTTCTGGTTTATTTTTAGTGCATATTATGCATATTATAGCAAAAGGATCAAACATTAACATTTCTTTATAAATTCCTCTTTCAAATGTATTAATACTTTCACATTTATCTATATTTTTTTTTACTACATATTCACCTTCACAATATTTATAGCACGTTGAAACAGAATAAGACCCCCTTTTATTTTCTTCATTTGTAGCTTGCTGATATTTATTATTTATGAAGTAATATGGTATAGTAAACCAGTCCTGCCATTTTTCAATACCATACATATTACAATGTGCTTTTTTTGGAAGACTTTTGTAAAACTTATTTTTGTATTCTAATTTCTTATTAACAACTTTTAGATTAATTCCCAAATGTCTTTCACCAATAGTACAAGATTTTGTTATATTGTTATATTCTAATAAATTTCCTTGGCTCTCAATATCGGCTTTCCCATTTTGTCCCGTAATTGGCACATCCTCACATTTAACTTCGCTCATTTATTAGCTCTTACTTAAAAGTATATTAGATTATTTAGTTTAATCATTAATTTTAATCTGTTCATAATCAGAATCTTTAACTATTTTTACTTTACTGTCAGGATCATGCTCAATTAATTTACATTTAGCATCAAAATAAATATTAGATGTACTACAATCAGGCACAAACATTCGCGCTTCACCCGCATTAACTGAAACATCTTTTGTGCCAAGCGTTATGGTATTAGCGATATTTTGTCCATTATAATTAATATTATTAATAATAGGAACAATTTGCGTTGGCTTCATTGAATATTTACTATCAACATTTCCACCATTATCAAAATGTATGAAATTATCACCACCTCTGCCATCTTCAACGGAAGGCCTATCTATATCTTCGGAATTGTCATCACCTGTTATTGCGTCTGCTATATCATTTACGGTACGTCTACTATTTGACATCATATTACCTACGTCTGATGATAATTTCATTGCACTATTATACACATTAGTCATATCTGCGGGTATAGATTTTATAACTGCAAAAAAGTCTTTATTCTCTTCTTTTGGTTTTTTATTAGGACCTTCGTTTTTCTTTTCTTCACCTGCACCAATACCAACAAAAATTAAAATGATAATAAATATTAATATTAAAAATCCTGTCATTACATTATTCCACTTCGAACTAAATAACGTCTTTATTCCCGCGTAAAAAACATCTTGTACATATTTTAACCAACCTATAAATACATAAGATGCCCAATAAATTGAATTGTTCTTATATTTTTCAGTAAGATTATCAGATTCTATTTGCCTATCATATGTTTTTTCTTTATTAAATTTTATATTTTCTCCTGCTTTTTCTATCAATTCAAGAATATTACCATCTAATTTTTTTTCTAATTCTTCTATGTTTTTTTTATCTTTTTTTAAATCATCACTAATTTGATGTGTATTAAAATACTCTTCTT